ATTGTTTGAATTCCTTCAACCGTATCTAAAACATTTTTAACGCTATTAATTAAAATTGGTTGATTTATTTGCCATTTATCTGTATCAAAATATATTTTTAAAGCATTAATACAGGTATTTAATACAATTCTATTATTAAAATTTGGAAGCATTATAACATCGAAGTTTATTCCTAAATTAATTATAAAAGCATCTTTTATAGCTACAGCATCTGTAACCATTCTGTATTCAGCTAAATAGGTTTTTAGATTTTGTTTTAAAGCTGGATCTGCTAATGTAAGTAAACCATTATTATTTTTAGATAAAATATATAAAGCTAAAGTATTATCATTATAATCACTAAAAGAAGTAGTATTATTGTTTAATATATCACTTTCTTGTGTTATATAAGTTTTATATATTACACCATATTTAGAGGGTAAAGATAAAGCTCTAATCATATAGTCATCCTTAGTAACAGTTCTTAATTGTGTAGGATATTGTGCTAATGAATTTAATCTTATATCTTCATTAGTATCCCCATCACCACCACCTATAGCAGGTTTTAGGTTATTAAAGGCTAAAGATTGTTGTACTGTTGCTTGTAATGTTGCATCTAGGTTATTTCCAAAAAATGTAGTATTACCTGAGGATAAAATTGTTAATGATTGAGCTCCTACATTAGAAACAGCTCCACCACCTGTTAAGTATTCTACTGTTAAAGTAGTATTTGAAGGTGCTAATCCATAAGTTTTAGTATATAAAAAATTAGCAGGATCGTATGCAGTAGTAAGTTTATCAACTCCGTAAGGTAATCCTAATCCAATATTATCAGAATTTGGAATTATTTCTTCATCAGGGTTAGATGATACTCCAGGACCAAATTGTAATTCTAAAGTATTATTTGATTTAAATCTTGTTACGAACCTTCGCGGTACTTTATCTATTTTTAATAAATAAGGGGTAGTTTCATTATATTGATATAAATTAGGGTTGTTAGAAGCTATATTTGAAGTTGGATTAAATATTGTTTCTTGTGCTAAATAAGGAACTTCATACCAACGATGACCATCACTATCTGTTATTTTAATAATATTGATTATATTATTATCTGTTATAACAGATGTTGCAAATTTTTGTGGTGTTGTAAAAGCAAATGTTGTAGTTTGTAAATTACCTGAAACGGATCTTGCTTTTTTCTTTAAAAGATAGAAACTAGGTTGGTTATTTGAATTAGTAGAATATACAGATATGTCCGTAGGATCTGCACTCCCAGATACAGTAAAGTCAACTTTATCTTCTACATAAAAAAATACACTAGTATTATTAGCAGATTGGAGCTGTGCTCCTTCTTCTAAAATTATAGCATAATTCCAGTCAGGTTGAACAGTACCTCGTGCAGTAGTGGCTGGGATTGTTTGGAAAATTTCAACATCAACTGTAGCTGCATTAGTTACTTGTGGGGTATACCCCATTGAATAAGCTAAAGTTAATAAATTATCTCTTTGCTTTGCAAATTGGATATAATTTTCTTGTACTTGATTGTCAGTATAAAAGGATAAAACGTCACCAACATATGATGCCATTTCTATTAACATCATACCAGCTGATTCTTCAGAAAAATCATTATAAGTAGATGGATAATAGATCTCAGCAAATTCAATTAGCTTTTGTTTTAGACTATCAAAATCTTTATTAAGATATTGTATGTTTTTAGCTTGAGGCATTTTGTAAGTTTAAGTTTAGTTGAAGAACATCTTCAATATTGGTGTTTATTACAGTATAAGTTAAATATATATTAATAATCCCATCATTAGGGCTTAATTCTATGTTTAAAGATTCTATTAAAACTTGAGGAAAAAATTGTTCAACCCCACCTCTAATTAAATCTTCAATCACTGATGAAGTGTCTTCAGTAACTTGTTCAAATATAACCCCCCTTAATCCTGAACCAAAATTAGGATTCATGATTCTTTCTCGTTTTCCTGTTAAAAGGAAATTAATTAAATTAGACTTTATAGCATCGGTTGTTGTATAGGTTGTATTAATACCAGTAGCACCATCAAAAGGAAGGCTAATTCCAACCCCTGTGCTGGGTTTTAAATCTAATACATCAACATTTCTTACTATATAAGCCATTATAATTTACCGTCTTCTTTAAATTTACTCATCATATTAGAAAAGTCAGGAACTGCATCTATTGTAACTTGATTTATATCAGCAGTTTTTTGAGATGACATTTTTTCTACTGAATCAACTACTTTAACTTCTTGTTGAGATGTTCCTGCACCTACAAAACCTACTGCGTCAGTAGCATTATACCCTCCGTTTAAATTTCTCCAATCTCCAGCAGCTGCTGTTTCATTTAAAATTTGTGCTAATGGATCTTTAGATTCAAATAATTGTTTTTGTGGGGGTTGAGGTGCCTGTTGTACTACTTCTTCATTAACCATTTCGGAAAATGAGGGTTTTTTCTGTGTTTTTTGTTCCACAACGGGCTTTTGCACTACTTTTGTTTCAGTAACAGGAGTGCTCATAATCAAAGATAATTCTTCTTTAATTACGTCTCTTACTTCTTCTCGGATAATTTTTCTAAAAGCTTCTACTTTCATGATTATAAATATTTGTTTATTAAATTTTTATTTATTAATTTGATCTCTTAATCTTTGGTTTCTACGTGAAATTACTACTTTAAGGATTTTACCTCCTTTACCTTTTTGATCAAACTTGATTTTATATTCATCACGTAATGATTCTTCTTTTACACCTGATAGAATTTCTTCTTGGGTATAGTCTTTAGAAAGTAAGAATTTAATCCATTTATCAAATTCTTCAGGTTCTATACTGTCATAATATACTTCAAATGGTGGGTAAGCAGCTCTTTGTGTTGGATGCATATTTAAAACAATTTGCTCATAATCCATTTTTGTAGTTTCTTTTAATCCTTCTAACCATACTGTAGTTTTATTTGTTATTTCTTCAACATGTTCAGGGTTAGGATTAATTGAACTAACAATATTATTTTTTAATTTTTCAGCTAATTCCTCTCCATTTAAATCAAACACTCCTGGTGCTGACATTATGTCATTAAGTTGTGATGTAGAGGCACCTTGAAGTAATTTAAAGGTATCCTGCATCTTTTTTAAGGATGGGTTTTCCTCTATAAAATCTGCAAAGGGTTGTTTAATTAATTCATTAGTATTTATAGTCTTATTAGGTGAAGATTGGTTAGATACTATTGTTGCTGGTTCTCCTCCTGCTTCTTCAAATGGGCTATTACCCGTTCGTATTGCAACAGGGTCAGTATTTATTTGTCCTCCCGATCCACCATCTATGCTATTTGCATTTCGATTGTTAGCTTGGGCTTTTATATTACTAATAGCTAAGGGGTTTGCACCCGTAGTTTCTGCTATTCTTACAGCATCTTCATCAGGTAGGTTTTGATTATTTACAGTTCCTACTCCTATTATACCTTGTTGAACATTTCTTTTAATTCTATATTTAGTTTCATTTACAATTAAATTTAAATCATCACTAAATGTTAAATCAGAAGCAGCTACTAGGCTTTCATCAATTGAAAATGCTACTCCTCTCCTTCTAACTAACTTACTTTCACCTTTAGAAGTATCTGATGTTGGTTTTTCTTCTTGAATTCTGATAGTATACCCTAAATATACTTCTTGAAAATTTCCAAATTTATCTCCGGCAGTTTTATTTCTAGCATCTTCTACTTGTTTAGCATATAATTCAATAGATTGTGCTTCTAAATTCCCAACTAAATCAGCATTATTAGCACCCTTGAATTTATTAAAAGTATAAAAATTGAAATTATCTCTTAACATTTTTCTAAAAATCTGACCCCTAGTTTCTTCAAAATTAACACCTGTTGCTAAAGAAATTAAATCACCCCCAAATATAATTTGACCATTTAAATCAAAACCCCATACTGTACCTGGAAGAACTAATATAGTTCCATCTGCAGTAGTAACTAAAGTATTTCCAAATTGAGATAATCCAGATGCCTCTTGACCATTATCAAATTTATCATTAGGAGTATTAAACCCAAATGTTTCTTCAAGTTGGGTTCTAACAGTATTATCAGGGAATGGAACTCCTGTAGCAGCTGAAACTAAACCTTGAATAGCTCCATTTAAATTCATATTTTTTCTTCCATCTAAATTAGCACAAGTTTCAAATGTTTGTTGCATTTTTGCTAATTCTGAGGTTAGTATTTTAAGATATCGTCTAAGATTCATAAGACTATTAATAACATCATCTAACGCCCCACTTATTTCGTTTAAAGCAGCCTCCGCAAAATCTAAAGCTACACCTACATCTATAACTACTTTTCCAAGAATATTTACTATTCCAGCTGTTGCAAACATTGTAGGAAGGGCATTTGCTACTGCTGCAATAACCTTTATTAGTACTCTAAAAACTTTAACAACAATTAATAAGGTTTTTACTAAAACGTTTAAAAATTGAAATATACCTAAAACAAAATTAACTGTATTTGTTACAAATTTTGTAAATTTAATTATTGTTCCTACTAATTTAGCTAATTGATCATAGGGAATTGCACCTCTTAATACCTTATTTATATCTTGTATTTGGGATTTAAAAATATTTTGTAATGATAAATCAAATGCTATTAAGGGTTTGATTTCATTATAAAATTTAGTAAAGACCTTTGATCGATCAATTACCTGTTTTGAAGTGAGCCCACCTGAAAGTGTTTGAGAAGCTGTGCTTGTTATATTTGAAACATTACTTATTTCAGGTAAAACATTATTATTTATAAATAAATCAATTTCACGGAGGGTTTTTTTAATGTTTCCTAACTTTAAAAAACTATCTGGGATTTGGTTAAAAGTATTTATTACTTCAGTAAAACCTATTTCCCTTAAAGCAGATGTAACTGACTCTATTGATTCGGCTAGTTCCTTAATATCAGTTGTAAGTTCAGTTTCATAAGTTACTTCCCAAGTAGTAAATGTTGCTAAAACGGGTACACCATTATCTAAAACAGTATTACCGGATTTGGATTTTTTCTTAGGTGGATCAAAGGGATCAAATCTTTGAATTTCAATAACATAATCAACAGGATCAGGTTGTGTTTTTATAGGTTTTTCAGTTGATGGTTCTGCAGTGCTTGATTTAACTACACCTAACATATTGGTGAATATTGTATCATCATTCATCTGTTGAATAAAACAATTAGTTCCAGGAGATAAAATATCAGGTCCGGGAATAGTAATAGTAAATTCCCCTTCTGCAATAGGTTGTGGAATTGAGGTTCCTGTAACAACTTGGTTTCCTTCTATTAATCTAAAGGAAGTAAATATGTCTTGAATTTGTTTGAGTGG